CGACGATGTCCGTCTCGATCGTTCCGCTCGTGTAGGCAGAGCAGCGGAATCTGATGGCGATGGCAGAGGTGTCCGTCTCCTCATTCTTGATCGACCCGCTTGCTGCCGCCGTGGCCGTCGCCAAGGTCGAGAATGCTCCACCGCTCTTTGTCTTCTCCAAAACGACGGTTCCGACGAACGTGCCGGACACGTCGTAGGTAATCTCCTCACCAGGCTTGAGCAGTACAAATGGACCGTTACCGACCGCCGTGAAATCTGCTGAGATAGTCGCCATGAAATCCTCCTATTGCGGAACGAGTTGTCCTGCCTGCGCTTGAGTGAGAAGTCTGGAAAGTGCCGTGTCTTCGCTGAGGTCTGCCTGTCCGAGATTCTTTGCAGCCCCAGCCATTTCCTTCATCGCGGCCATCCGTTGCGCCTGCGCGTTCGCCTCGTTGCGCGCCTGGCGGATCTGCGCCACGTCATCATCCGTCCGAATGACTCCGAGAGGCATGCTTGTCATGCCGCCATATTCCTCAATCAACTTGTCGGTGTCAACCCTGTCGAGAATGTCCGGGTTGTTCGGCATGGCGGCAAGCATGTTGCCAACGAACAATGCGAATCGTTCCAACCCGCCGATCCCGACCAGCTTCTGCGCCTGAGACAGGATGGACGTGTATTCGACCTTAAGATCCTGCCCCTGCAACTCTGGCGGGGGAATCGGAATCATCCCGCGCTTGAGCATGATCGAGAATGAGATGTTTATGAGCGGCGTTTTCAGGTCCTGGTCCAGGCGCCCAAGGACGGGTCCAAGCTCCGTCATCTTCTCCTTGATCTTCTCCTCGATCTCTTTGGCTGTGCGCGGCTGGATCCTCGGGTCGTCGATCAAGGTGCGGAACAGGTCCTCGTGGTAGGCCCGCTTGATGCGTTGGCGAACCTGCTCCTGCTTGAACTCCAGCTTCTCGATCTGTGGGTTGACCTGGTAGACGGGGCCGAAGCCGGTGGCCCCCTCTCGCTCGTCTGTGTAGGTCATGTCTCCAGGCAGGATGGAGGTCTTGGCGTTCTTCAGGCTGGTCGGCCCCTTCATCGGAGGGCTCACCATCTTGTCGATTGCCTGGAGGCCGCGCTTCTCCCCGTGCTGAAGCTGCTTGATGTCCCCGAGAGAACTCATGCCAGGCGAATCCGTCCCCCAGGAATCCTCGCCAGTAGTCTCCCATCGCGGGACGAGGAATGGAAACTCGTCGTATCCGCTCTCGCGCAAATACCTGTCGTTGTCCATGTTCGAGAGGTAGGAACTCTGGGCGCTCCCCTGTCCCGTCACGCCGCGCTCGTAGTAGTAGGAGGAGAACTTCTTGAACTTCGCCTCAACGGCCTTCGGATCAAACTCCTCGTTCGGTTTCACGATGTGGCAGATGTCCAGGCGGGTCTCAAGCAACCTCTGGTCGTAGAAGTCCCGCACCCGAACGCTGAAGTTGTCCCAGATGATCTCGCCATCCTTCGTTCGTTTCGCAAACATGGAGATCATCTGCCTAACGGTCATGGTGAACTCCCGGTAGAAGGTGTCCACCACACCCTTCTCGTTCGTGCTAATCCAGTAGGACCCGATGGGAAACACGGTCGCCCGGATCCCGGCGTCCTCGTCCTCCTCGATATACATGGCACCGGTTGCGAAGTCCCCCATGTCCCCGTAGAGGACCGGCAGCGCGTTGTAGATGTTGCTCTTGAGGAACATGTCTCTCATGAGATCGGTGACTTCGTCCAGCCACTCCTTCACGGAGAAGACCTCGGCCAGGGCGCGGTCGGAAATCGACAGCGTAAACCACGGACGAGCAGGGCTGGTGTCCCCTGCCATCATCCCTGCCCGCAGGGTGCGGCTTGCCAGGGTCGCGGTGTTGTCCACGATATTCTGGTTGACCTTGTATCCACGATTCACGTCGTTCGTGTTCGTCCGAATTCTGCGCGGGCGGATGACCTGGGCGATGTCCCGCCAATGCCCCACGAAGGACTGGCGGACCTCGTCCAGTTGAGCGCGGAGAAGCTCGAACTGCTGGCGCTTTGTTAGGTGCAAAGGATCTGACATGTGCTATTGACCAAGCAACGTCTTGCCGCCGCCTACTTGCCCGCCACCCAATCCGGAAGGCCCCGTCAGGATTGTGCTGCCAAAACCTCCAGCCCCCGCCGCAAGCGCAGCTTGCCGCTTCCTGGCCGCGTCCCTGGTTGCAACGGCAGTGGCGGCGCTCTCCTCATTCGCGGCGCGGGCTGCGGCGGAGTCAAGTAACTCCTGCTGCTTCCCGGCCTGGCGACGGGTGGCGCGTTTGGATTCTCCAGCGGCCTTCTTCTGCTCGGAGGCGGAGATAACGGAAGTGCCAGCAATAGCAGTAGAGGCCGCAATAACCGCCACCAAGGCCGCAGTTTCAAGACCCATGGGAAACCCTCCTCGCCCAGATTGTGTCAACATGCTCGTATCCGAGTCGCTTCAAGATCGGGCTGTAGTCGTGCGAGACCTTCACGCTGTGAAAGATAATCTGCGTGCCTTCAGCCTCAAGCTCAGCATCCGCGAATCGGATCAGCCGAAGTCCGGTGCCTCGATGTTCCCGTGCGATGAACATGATATCGTGAACGGCCTGGAGACACTGCTTGTGGTGGATCCCGCTGGAAACGGTGAAGACTGCATATCCGACAAGCTGTTCGTCCACCCTGGCCGTGAAAACGCGGAGGAGTCCCGCTGCCTCCAGTTGAAGGTAAGCGTCCCAGTCCGGGTTCAGCGTGATATCTTTCGCCCATTCCGTCTCGTCATGGTTCGCCTCAAGCAGCGGCATCATCTCCTCAAACAACGCCTGGGACGCCGGCTCCAGGGCAAATGTGAGGTTTGGCGCTTCCAATGCCTGCATGCCGGAAGTGTGGCGTCCGAAACGGATTAAGTCAACAGGAAATGAGCGGAATGAAGCACGAATCGTGCGCTCATTCTCTCTCCAGCGGCTGATAGTCCGAGAGGTGATTGCCCCTACCGCCCATCGCCGGGTGGATCGCGGCAAGAGACTTCGGCCTATCTGGAAGGGAAAATGATAGGCAAAGTGCGTCCCAAATATCCGGGCTCATCCCGCTCAGGCGCTTCTTCACCTGTTCCTTCTCCTCCACCCGGAGCCTCCCGTTCTCGAACCAGTAGGTCGGGGCGCTCCCCTCCTTCAGCAGGTCCGTCTCAAACGCCTTCGGCAGCCACCCGCCCTTCTTCACCCACTCGGCAGCTTTGAAATACATCTCCGAGCGGCGGTTGAAGTAGCGTGGGTCAATCGCCCGCCCGGAGAAATTAATCGGCGTGAGCGAGTATCCTGCAAGAGCCGCCTGGTCTATGACCCCAGCAGCCCACCCGCCAGTGTCGTCGATGAACTCCTCCTCGCTCTGAAACTTAGTCTTTCCCACAATCACCCGCGCCGCGATCTCCGTGGTCTTGGCCCCTCGCATCACAACAGGATTGAACGCCCTCAGCCCCTGGCGAGGGAACAACACGGTGCGGTTGTCTCCGAACCTGGCGACGTCAATCCCAATGCGCCGCGCCACCATCGAGTAGACATCGTCCTTATATTTCCTCGCGCACGCCTCGCGGATCTGCTCCGGCCCAAGCAGGGTGTTCAAGCTTGTCGGCGGGAACTTTCCGAGGATGTAGGCCATCACCCACGGGTTCTCTCTCCCGTGGGCCTTTATCTGTTCTCGCGCCCATTCAATATCAATCCTGGGCGAGCGATTCGGATCGTCCGGGTCGCCCGTGATGCAGATTACCGACCACTGATCCGCAAGCTCGGTGGATGCGGCGTAGAGCATTCCGTCATGGCTTGTTGGATTCCCGGCCTGCACGATCTTGCCCCATTTACATGCCGTCAGGGCCTGCTCGGCGGCCTTCAATACCGTGGTGGGGATGTCTCCAGATTCATCAAGCAGCGCAAGAACCCACTTTGAATGCAGCCCGGAAAGCGTGCGTCCCTGTTCCTCGGCAGTCGCGGTTTTAGACCACGTCCTCGCGGAGATGAACCATGTAGATGGAAACCGCTTGGAAAAGATTCGTTCCTTCGTCCATGTAAACTCGGAAGAAAGGAATGGCGACCGCTGCTGCCACTTGCTGAACTCCGGCCAGAGCGTGTCCCGAAGGGAGTCTCCGGTTATTGACACGGCAGCCCCCTTCGGATGCTCCCCCTTCTCGCCGTAACATGAAAGGAAGTTCCACCCCATCCATGCCAACACGGTCGAGTTGTGTGTCACGATAAAGTCGTTTGTGAGGTAACAGGCCGATTCGTGCTCGACCTCTATGCACATCGCATCCTCAGCACCATCCGAAACGATCTCTGAGATGTATCGGGTGAGGTAGCGATCCTGCGGCTTCTTCCACCTCGCCGACTTGTGCCCGACCCTGAACGGATTGAAGGGTAGTGCCAGAGACACGCGGTAGCAATCAAGGCACGCCACCCGATTCCCGGCTTTGTCTTTATACCACGTCTTCTTCACGCTGCCGATGTGTGCATTCCCACCGAGCGATCTCGCCAGCCAAACAACATCCTCGGCAAGTCTGCGGGATGTCGAGTCGAACTCCATGGAGGAGTCCTTTCCGATGCACCCGTCAGTGTCCATGAGTCCACCCAGGATTTCCCTGCGCCGTTTCGGGCTCGCTGTCCGGTAATTCTCTGGGACGTAACGCTCAGGACTGCCAAGGACAAGCAGCCCAAGCGCCCTCAAGTGCCCGGCAAGCCCTAACACAGTGACCTCTTTTCCATTCAAACTGCGCCGGACTTCATATCCGCGATCAACGATCTCGGCATCTATCTCAGCGTCGCGCCAGCTTCCCCGCCCGCTTCGTTTGCTACCGTCTCCGAGCCATACACCAAGCACATACGGGTCCAAACCCTCGCCGTTGCCACAGCGAAACGTGACAGGCCCGTGCATGGGAATCTCGAACTGTCTTCGCCTGCCATCTCCGGATCGGTTGCGCTCGACGATCTGTTCCGTGCTGAGGACGGAATACCCGTCCGGCGTTAAATCTTTCACCACTCGATTGTTTCTTGAGTACGTCAGAGACCGCCCCGTCATGGGCTTCTCAGCGTCCATCTTAAAGTAGCGCCGTTCTGTCCTTCCTCGAACCTTCCACAGGTGTTCCCCGCAACACCGCGTCGAAGCCCCGTCGTCGAACGTCACGCGGAACATTGGCAAGACGCCTCTCGGATAGACCGCGACGATCCTTGTCGCCGTCCCATCCGGAGCGAACACGCTGTCTCCATGCTTCAGGTCACCCCATCGGCGCTCGCCATCCGGGGTGTAGATGCGCATCGAAACGGGATGCGCTTTCCCTGGCCCTGCGCAGGATTGCATGGCCTGGCGTCTGAACTTCCCGTCCTGCCTCGGGAATTGCCGCAGGGCTTCGGCTTGCCATGCGTCCGGTTCGGCCTGGAAATTGTCCCGAACGAACTGGATCGGGTCCATCCGCCACGCCCTCAGCCTGTCCGCGGCGGCGCCCACCTAATCCGGCTCCCAGCAATCCTGTGCGTGCAGCATGCTACGCCCCGCCCAACATCGTCCGCCCCATCATGAGATTGAACTCCGCATGGGAGATCGGATCGGGCTCCACGTTGCTCGGTCTCCCGAACTGAGCCTCCACTCTCGGTTCGAAGCGCAGTCCACAGTCCACGCATCGGATGTAATCAACTTTACCACCCTGCTTGCCGAGCCTGAACATCGGCTGAATCGTGTGGTGCGGGCACAGCGCCTGCTTACCCGTCACGAC